TGCAGAATGAGGTTCATTCGCTTAGTAAAGATGTTAAATGCCTGTTAGAGCTTGCCAACAAGTCTAAGGGTGGCTTCTGGATGGGAATGACTATTGCGTCGGCTGTTGGAGGCATTGTAACGTTTATGTTTGATAGGCTTATGCTTAAATAAGGATACACCATGAAAAAACAGACAAAGGTTGGTAAGGTTATGCGAGAGTACAAAGAAGGTACTTTGCACAGCGGTAAGGGCGGTCCAGTGGTTAAATCCCGTAAACAGGCTGTTGCGATTGCAATGAGTTCCGCAGGACTACCGATGCGTGGCAAGCGTACAGCCACTAATATGTCCAAGAAGACGAAATACTAATCATGGCTCTGTCAACTTATTTAGACATTGTTAACGATGTAATGGTTCGCTTACGTGAGCCTACCGTTACCACTGTCAGTCAAACTTCCTTGTCCACGTTGGTAGGAAAGTTTGTAAACGATGCAAAGCGTCAGATTTGTGATGCTTATGACTGGGATGCTTTTAACCAAGTAGTTACAGTTACAACTGTAGCTGATCAGGTTGGAAGCTATAGTCTTACTAACGCAGGTCGGCGTTTTAAGATAATGGATGTTATTAATTCAACCAATTATTACCAACTTACACCCTTATCTCATGCAGACCATGATAACTTCTATTATACAGTCCCAACACCTATCAAAGATCTACCAATGTATTACACCATGCAGGGTGTTGATAGCAATGGAGATACTCAAATTAAGTTCTGGCCTGTTCCTGATAAAGTATATTCAATTCGGTTCAGTCTGATTGTTCCAGAAGAAGATTTTGTTAGCGACAGCGACACCACTAAGCTCTCTAAAGAGCCTATCGTGCTGAATGCCTATGCCCGTGCCTTGGTGGAGCGTGGTGAGGATGGTGGATTGTCTAGCTCGGAGGCTTATGCCTTGGCAAGGGCAGCTATGTCTGATTTGATCTCTTTGGAATTGGCTCGTTCGCCTGAAAATGACTCGTTTGAGGCGGTGTAATGGCTCAACAATTACAAGCGTTTTCTATCACAGCTCCAGGGTTCTATGGGTTAAACACCCAGGACTCGTCTCTGGATCTGGCTTCAGGCTTTGCTTTAACGGCTAACAACTGTATTATTGACCAGTATGGACGAGTAGGGGCAAGAAAGGGTTGGACTCCTGCCCATTCTACTTTGGCTGCTCTCGGAAGTGCTAACGTTAAAGTTATTGCTGAGTTGATCACTAAAGACGGCACTTCCTACACATTGTGTGCAGGTAATAACAAGATCTTTAAGTTGTCTGGTGGTATACTTTCTGAAGTAACCTTTAACGGTGTTGGTACTGCTCCTACGATTACGGCTGACAACTGGTCTACTGCTTATTTAGACGGGGACTTGTACTTCTATCAGCGTGGTCATGATCCTATTGGTTTTGATCCTGACTCATCTACGACTACCTACTATCGTGTAGATCAGGAAGCAGGATACAACGGTACGGTTCAGAAGGCAAACATTGTTATCAGTGCTTTAGGACGTATTTGGAACGCTGATACCACTACTGATAAAGTAACCTTACAATGGTCAGATATTAAGAACCCACAGAAGTTTGGTTCAGGTACGTCAGGTACACTAGATACCACCTCTGTATGGCCTAAAGGTGGGGATACGATCACTGCCTTGGCAAGCCATAACAACTTCTTGTTTATCTTCGGGTATCGTAACATTCTTGTCTATCAAGGTGCTAACACCCCTGCTACGATGACCTTATACGATACGATCTCTGGCATTGGCTGTATTGCCAGGGATTCAGTGGTTGAGACTGGTACTGATGTTATTTTCCTATCTGATACAGGGGTGCGTAGTGTTCTTCGTACTATTCAAGAGAAATCAGCTCCTTTGCGAGATATTTCCAAGAATGTACGTAACGACCTGATGAGTGCTGTAGCCAGTGAAACCACAGCTAATATCAAGGCAGTTTACAATCCACGAGAAGGTTTTTATCTTCTTACATTGCCTACGCTGAAATCAGTTTATTGTTTTGACATGAAGACAGTCTTACCGGATGGATCAGCTAGGGTAACTACCTGGGATTCTATTGAACCGCAGAGTTTCTGTCAAAAAGCTGATGGAACCATGCTGATTGGAAAGGCGGGATACATTGGAACTTATACAGGTTATCAAGACAACGGTAGTTCTTATCGTTTTCAGTATTTCACTAATCATACTGACTTGGGTGCTCCTTCAGTAACTACCATTCTAAAGCGTTTGTCCACAGTGGTCATTGGAGGTACAGGTCAATATCTGACCATGAAATGGGGATACGATTTTAGCGGCAATTATTATTCATATAATGCTCAGATTCCGGTTCAAGGTGTATCTTATTATAACGTAGCAGAATATAATACTACCGCAGAGTATTCTGGAGGTTCATCCTTGCAGACTTTAAAAGCCTATCCAACAGGCTCGGGTAAAGTGATTCAAACTGGATATGAGGCAGACATTAATGGTTCTGCTTTAAGCATTCAAAAGATTGAGATTCAAGCCAAGAACGGCAAGATTGTTTAAGGAATAAACATGACTGATTATGTAAAAAGTACAAACTTTGCAAGCAAGGACAGTCTTGCCTCTGGCAATCCGTTGAAGATTGTTAAAGGCACGGAGATTGATACTGAATTTAACAACATTGCCACGGCTGTGGCTACTAAGGCTGACTTGGCTAGCCCTACATTAAGCAATGCAACTTTAACGGGTACAGCAGTAGCTCCTACAGCCTCCACTGGAGATAGTTCTACCAAGATTGCTACCACTGCTTTTGTGCAAACTGCTTTGCAAGCTTTATATCCTGTTGGTTCTATCTATTCCAGCACTGTTAGTACAAATCCTAATACTTTGTTTGGCTTTGGAACCTGGGTAGCCTATGCTGCGGGTCGTGTTCTTATAGGTAATGGTGGCGGCTTCTCCGCAGGCGCTACTGGCGGTTCTGCTGATGCTGTTGTTGTAAGCCACACTCATACTGCTACGGTAACTGATCCTGGCCACTCACACACTTTTACTAATTATTCTACTTCTAGCGGTGGTTCAACAACCCCTATTATTGGTAGCAGCAATACTACTACTACTAATACTACAAATAGTAACACAACTGGAATTAGTGTAAGTAACAGCACAACAGGTGTTTCAGGTACTAATGCCAACTTGCAGCCGTATGTGGTTGTCTATATGTGGAACCGTACTGCTTAATATGAAACACCCAGTCGTCATAACTGATGACTATGTCTTGTATTTAGAATTTGCCTTTAAAAGCACCTTCATTCATTGCGATTGTTTTAAGTGGAATAAAACAGTAAAAAAGAACCTGCTAGAAGATTTACAAAAGTTAAGTCAACTAAGAACAGAACCTTTATTTGCAATCCACGAGATTGACGATAAGAAACACCTTAAATTTATCACCATGATGGGTTTTAAACACTTCATGGATTTCATCGGAGCAGATAACAAAATGCGACAACTTTTTGTGAGGAACCAAAATGGGACTTGAAGCAGGACTTATTGGAGGCGGTCTGAGTCTCCTTGGTGGCGTTTTGGGAGGACGTTCTGCTGAAAGTGCAGCAGAGACTTCTGCAAACGCTCAACTAGAAGCGTCACGAATGGCTGCTGAGGCAGCTCGGTTTAGACCTGTAGGGGTTACCACTCGCTTTGGTACTAGCTCCTTTCAGACTTCACCGGAGGGGTACGTAACAGGGGCAGGTTATACCCTGTCACCTGAGCTAAGAGCCTATCAAGACCGAGTAATGGGTTTGGCAGGCCAAGGGCTTAACTTTGCTGAACAAGCCCCAGGTCTGTATGCTCCTTTGATAGGCGCTGCTGGTGGTTTGTTTAATCTTGGTCAACAGTATCTTGGACAGTCTCCTGAGCAGGTTGCTGCTGACTACATGAGCAAACAGCAGGCATTGTTAGCTCCCGGGCGTGAGCGTGAGAGTGCTCAGTTGATGAACCAACTGTCTAACACTGGTCGTACTGGCCTGTCGATCGCTCAAGGCGGTGGATTGCAGGCTGCTAACCCTGAGATGGCTGCTCTGGCTAACGCTCGTGCAATGCAGGATCTTCAGTTGGCTGCTAATGCACAGGAAGCAGGACAGAGGAACGTAGCCTTCGGTTCTGGCTTGTTTGGCACTGGCGCTAACCTGCTGGGTAGCTACGGTCAAGGATTGACTGGCGGTTATGCTCCGTTTACCACTGGCTTAGGTGTTGGACAAAGCATTGAACAACTGGGTCAAAATCCGTTGGATATTGGCGCTCAGTTGGGAGGACGCAGTGCTACTGCTGGTGCTAATGCTGGTCAATCTTTGTTGATGGGTGGCTTGAGTGCTGCTAGAACAGCTCAACAAGGGGCTGCTTATAGTCCTTGGGGTTCTTTGTTCAGTGGTCTTGGGTCTAATCAACAATTTACTAGAGGCATCGGTAACTGGATGAGTGGAGGTAGTAACTCACAAGGTTATGGAAGCATTAATCCTATAACTGGCGAATACATGGGTTCTTTGGAGTTTTAATATGGCTACTGATATTGTTCAAGGCTTATTTGGGATGACTCCTGAGAGTTATCAATTACAACAACAAGCAGCTGCTCGTGAGCAGGCGATGCAGTTTGCTAATATGGATCCGTTCCAACGTGCTGCTTATGGTACGTTCCTAGGCGGTAGTATGCTTGGTGGAGCTATCGGCGGTGCTTTGGGTGCTCAGGATCCAATGCTTCAGATGATTGCTAAACAACAAGAGTTGTTGAAGACTATTAATCCAAACGATCCAAAATCTTTGGCACAAGGCGCTCAAGCGGCTGCTCAATTTAGCCCTCAACTTGCTTCTGCTTTAGCTAAACAAGCTAATGATCTAAACGCATCGTTGTCTAAGCAGGCTCAGGACTTAGCTGCTGCTAATAAAGCCGCTGCTGAAGCAGGAAAGATTGGAACAGAACAAGCTGCATTGAAGGCCAATACTGACCAGTTGGTAACTAAGTTTGGAATGACAGAAGAACAAGCTAAAGGAATTGCTTCTAACCCCGATCTTCTTAAAGCTTATTTAACTCCTAAGTCTGCACAGGCATTTAAACTGCTTGAATCAGGTAAGTTTACTCCTGAGAGCTTGGTTAAGTGGGAAAAAGGAGAAGGACAACCTGAACTGATAGACCTTGCAGCTAAACCTGGAGAAGACTGGTTGCGTGTTGCTCGTGGTATGGGTCTTCCTTCAAACAGTAGTTATAATGCTTATACGCCTGAACAGGTGGCTGCTGTCAATAAAGAAGTATTTAATCAAGATATTCAAAAACGTGCTGCTGGGGCTGCTGTTACTCGTGTTGATCTTGGCTCTGCTCTTGAAAAAGTTTATCTGAGTAAGGACCGTGAAGAATCTGCGAAACGGTGGTCAGAAGCCGGTAAAGCATATGAAGTAACTGTTCCTTTATTGAATCAACTGGATCAAGTAGAAAAAGTGCTTCCTAATGCCTTTACAGGTGCTTTTGCTGAGCCTAAGTTGGCTCTTTCAAAGACTTTGGGGGCTTTTGGAGTTAACATCGGAAGCCGTGCCTCTGACACTGAATACATAAATGCTATTTCCAGCAAAGTGGTTCAGCAGATTGCTCGTGTATTTCCTGGTAGTTTGGCTGTCAAAGAACTGGATCAACTGGTTAAGAGTAAATTCAATGTGGCTCAAGAAGCGCCGACAATCTTGCGTTTACTTGGTCAGATTAGGGATGAGATGAAGGCTCAGGCCGTCACCTTTGAACAGGGTTCTAAATTGCCAGACAAAGACCGCACTTCTTTTAACACTTCTTTGTCGATAGGCCAGAATATGAAACAAATTAATCGTTATCGGGAACTGGAGAATAAGTACCGTAGCGGTAACATTACTGATACTGAACGAGTAGAAGCAAAAGAAATTAAACAATCTCTTGGTCTGTAAGGAATAACATGGCTGATATTAACTGGGATGTTTCCCCGACCCGTTTAGAGGAAGCTACTCGCAAGAGCCAAGAAACTGGGCTTCCTATCATAAGGCAAGATTCAGTTCTAGCTCCTGCGTATTTACCTCAACAAGAATCTACTTTATTGCCTGCTGTTGGAGGTGCTCTGGGAGGTATTATTGGAGGTTTAACCATCAAGAATCCTATGGCAGGGGCCAGAGCTGGACAGGCTTTTGTTGGTAGCTTGCTTCCCTCTTTGACTGGTTCTTCAATTGGTACTATCGCAGGAACAGCCGCTGAACGGGGCATGATGGGCGATTTGTTTTCTGCTGAAGGCGGTAAACAGATGCTTGGTAATCTTTTGGAAAATGCTGCTTGGGATGTGGGTGGTAATTTGGTATTTTCTATTGCCGGTAAAACATTTAGAGTTGGTAAAGAAGCTGTAGATAAATTTCGAGGTGTCGGGATAACACCAGAGCAAGAAGCTCGTAATGCTGCTCAAGCATACTTGTCAAGCAGAGGAGCCACATTGTCTCTTGGGCAGCTAGAAGCTACTCCTGGTCTAAAACAGGCCGAGTCTATTATCATTGGCGGAACTGGTGCTAAAGCCTTTGCAGAACAACAAGCAGGGGTAAGCAAAGCAGTTCAACAAGGTTTAACAGATCTTAGAACTTCTCTGGATACTTCCCCTATGTTTAATCAGGCGTTGTCAGCCGATCAACCCTTAACTAGAGCTGCCGGAGAGAATTTCCAAAGTTTAATTTCTACAGCTAGAGAATCTTTTAAAGATACTTATAGACCCTTCTATGAATCTTTATCAAAAGATTATGGTGTATATATTAATATGCAGCCCATTAAGCAGCAAGCTCAAGCAGAACTTGAAAAGATTGCTAGAACAGGAAATATGGAAGCCAACAAAGAACGGCTTTCCGTATTAAATGATATTTTGAAACAAAACGATTTTATTGAATTTGGGGCTGCTCACGATATTCGTAGTTCATTTAAAGGGGCTGCTAATGATTTAGCACAGCCCGGAAAAGGGGCTACATCTAAGCAACAAGCCTATACAAAATATGCTGCCGAAGTAGATAAGCAAATGGATAATGCGTTTCAAATTGCTGCTTCAAACAAAGGGCAGCGGGATTGGATTGAAAAGCAAGGATTACAATATATTAACACTCCTGAAGGAGGTTCTTTGATTGTCAGTGGCGCTGCGGGATTCAACCCGGGCGTTCAACGAACAGCTTTATCAAAAGATCTTGTACAGGAGTATAACAAAACAACCAGTGCTTATAAGGCTGGAATGGAAGGTTTGTTCAACGAAACTATCAATACAGCATTAACTAAATCTCCTTCTAAAGTAGGGGAATACTTAGCTGATTTGTCAGAATCTGAAAAGTTTACTGATCTGTATCGAGCAGTTTCACAGATTGACAAATATGCAAAACAGGCTGGCCCTACCGGAGCACAGCTTATTAACGACGTGAAAGCTAGTTTCCTTAATACCAATCTAAACACTCCTGAAAAAGCCAAAGCTTTTGTTGAAAAACTGAAACAGGATGATGATTTAAAGCGTTCTTTCTATAAGATGTTTCAAAACGAAGCAAAACCATTAAAAGATGTACTTAACGCTGCTGATGTTGGCTTAGAAAAATCTGGAACTGCGGCTTCATATCTTAGGAATCGACTTGCCGGATTAACTGCTCAAACCGGCGCAGGTGTTTTAGGTTATTATGCTATGCCTGTTGAAGTTAGAGATCGTCTTGCCGATAATCTTCCTGAGGCTGCTTTTACAGCCGGAGCTTTGATACTGACACCAGCTATTCTTGCAAAGGCTGCTACCAATAAAAATACTGCCGATGCTTTAGCTAATTTGAGCAAATATCGTGAAGGCACGAAGATTAGCGGAGCTGTGGCAGCAAAGCTGGCGGATCAACTAAGTAAGTCTGGAATTATTTCACCTGAGTACACTGCAAGTATTGATTCTATTTTCAATGCTCCTGCCGCTGCTGGGTCTTCTCAACAAGCCCCCGCAACAATCAACTGGGATATGGCCCCAGGGCAATGATCGACCCCATAAGTGCTTTTGCGCTGGCTCAAGGAGCTATCAAAGGTGTAAGGGCACTTACGGCTCTCTATAAAGAGGCCAAACAAGCCGGTAAAGAGGTTGCTGACATAGCCTCAGAAGTCTCTGGTCATGTCGGTAAGTTCATGGAGGGCACTGAGAAGCTCCAGAAGATAGAGATTGAGTCCAAATTAGCTCCTCCAGATCCTACCAAAAGCATCCAAGCGCAGGCTTTTGAGAACATCATGCGTAGGCATGAGTTACAAAAGATGGAGACTGAACTCAGGGAGATGCTGATCTATGAGCTTGATATGCCTGGGGTGTGGAAAGAGTTCACTGCTGAGAGGCATAGGCTTACAGTTGAACTTGAAGACAGGATGGCTCAAGAGCTAAAAGAAAGACGAATAAGAGAGGCTAGACGATCCAAAAGATTAGAAAAGATCAAGATTAAAGCAGCTATATCCATAGCTGTTTTTCTTTGGTTCTTTGTTTTCTCAACCCTTATGTATGGTCTTTATCTGGATGCACAGGAGCGGAGACTGCTAGATAAGTTTGATCGCAAACAGTTTGAATACCTGTGGGTCAATGATCCTGATTATATAGAGTGCTGGAAGGTTTTCCAAGTCACCTCAATGCTCCCAAGTTTCTGTAGAAAGGACTAATTATGTTAACTTTATTGTCTACCCTTATCAGCTTCCTCATGGGTGGCCTACCTAAGCTCTTGGACTTCTTTCAGGACAGGTCTGACAAGAAACACGAGCTTGCCTTGGCTGCTATGCAGACTGAGCGTGAGCTTGCCATGCTTGAGAAGGGCTACGCTGCACAGGCTAAGGTGGAGGAGATCCGCCTAGATGAGATTAAAGTATCCAGCAGTGCTGAGACTACCCAGGCCATCATCGGTGCTCAGCAGGCTGAGATGCAGGCCATCTATGCCCACGATATGAGCCTGAATGAAGGCACGTCTCAGTGGGTTAAGAACCTTCGTGCTCTGGTGCGTCCCTTGATTACCTATGGCTTCTTTGGATTGCTGGTTATAATTGATTGTCTTCTGTTCTGGCACGGCTTCCGGCAGGATGTAGATTTCACCACGCTGGCAGACCAGTTGTGGGATAATGAGACTCAGGCGCTGTTTGCTTCCATTATTGCTTTCCACTTTGGTGGTCGGGCCTTTGGAAAATGATAAGCGACAAAGCCATTGAGATGATTAAACACCATGAAGGGGTTAGACAGCTTCCATATCGTTGCCCTGCTCTGCTCTGGACTGTTGGTGTTGGTCATGTCATTGATCCGAATCATATCAAAGTACCTTTAGAACAACGTAAACAACTTGCTATTCCTGAAGGCTGGGATAGGAAGCTTACGATGGAGGAAGTTAATGCGATTCTTCAGAAAGATCTTGAGTCTTTTGTCAGAGGTGTTCTACGTCTCTGTCCTAACACTGCTGCTAATCAAGGCCACCTTGACGCTCTCACTAGCTTTAGCTTCAACGTAGGGCTAGGGAACCTCCAGAAGTCCACCATACGGATGAAATACAACCGTGGGGACATTGAAGGAGCTGCTGAAGGCTTCCTAGACTGGACCAAGGCAGGCGGTAAGGTACTACCTGGACTTGTCAAGCGAAGGAACGATGAAAGAGCGCTTTTCTTAGGTGCATAAAAGAGGCCCCGTGAGGGGCCTTTTTAGTTACCAGAAGAAGGTTATTTGAACGAATCCAAGTAATATCACTATACCTGTCTTTTCATATATTTCTTCTTCGTCAGTTTCAACGTACAAGGTGTCCGCATGAGCGATACCAAATACGAGTCCATGGATGAAGTTGATACTGCAGTTCATCAGAATGCAATCTCACAAGCACCAGCAGTGCAAGAAAGCATCTGAGCACCTTCCACGTTATCAGTACCCTCGATGAAGGCTTCCCAGTCAATGAACTTAGGAACTTCTAAGGCCATCTGGAGGTACTCACCAGCAGTGATCTCCTCGTAGGGAGCCTGACGATACGTACCGCCATCGTAGGGCAGGTAAGACACGCCAGTGACCTCATCGAAGTGATCCCAAGTCCATGCACCGACTTTAGGCCACTCATTCTCGTTCACAGAGATGGTCACAGAAGGCTTATGCTCACACCAGTGACGCTGGAATACCAACCAGAGGTCCAGGTGCTCTATGGCGCTTAGATCCTCCCGTAGCACTGCCCCTTCACCCACCTTCTGAGGAAAGCTAAACACAGTGGTTGAATCAGGCTTCATCACACACGGCTCAGACGGGAACCCTTGAGACTTCAGGAAGTTGGTCAGAGGGTCTTTGTTGTCAGAACGCACACGGCGAATGTAATACTGACTATGCTGGGGATGGATACCACTAGCAGTTCCCGTAAGCTGAGACACAGTGCCTTCTGGTTTAACACAAGTAATAGCGGCAGACACAGGGATGCCAAGATTGTTAGCCATCCGAGCATTTGTATCAATAGCAACATTCTTCAACTCCTCAAGGCGTTTAGGAAGGTCCAAGTCATAGGCACTGTTCAGCAACGGATTATCAAGAATACCAGTCATAGA